GGATTACGTTCAGAACCAGGCCCAGATCGGCCAGATTCTCGATACGCAGGGCGGCTGGTCCCACTCCTTTGACCGCCGCGTCGCGTCAGGCAGGTTCGGCGGCGAGGACCGCGCTGGCTCCATCCTCGTCGAGGTTCGCGGCGGTACCAGCGGCTATCCAGTCGAAGGCTTCACCCGTGTCAAGCGGGAACAGGAAATCATCGTCTGGTCTAAACTCAAGGTCCTGGAGGTACACGAAACCCCCAGGGGCGTTCACATCATCGCCGAGGAAGTGGGGAAGTTCGATGGAAGATGAGTTATGGCAAACCCCCATCGACTCCGTGACGATGCTCCCCAGGGCGTACGACACCTGGCCGCCTGAACTCCAGCAGCAATACATCCTGGATGTGGCCACCATGACGCCCCCTGGGTACACGCCCGAGCTTCTCCCGCCCCTGACTGACTAACGGCGTGTCGGGCTGGACACGCTGACCACCAATAGTGGACAATCTGACCACAGGGAGGCACACTATGACTGAGCCGCATGGTTCTGAAGAAGTAACGCAAGACCAGCCGCAGGGCGAGAACGAGACACCCGCCGTTGAGCCGCAGGGCGAAGGCACCGACTGGCAAGCCATGTCCCGCAAGTGGGAAGGCCGCGCCAAGAAGGACGCCCAGGCACTCTCAGACCTGCGCAAGCAGATCGAGCAGATGGTGTCACCCGATCAGGTAGCCGACAAGGACAAGGCTCTCGCTGACGCTATCGCGCAAGCTGAGGCCGCCACAGTCGCCGCCACTAAGTATCGGGTCGCTCTCGCTGAGGGGCTGCCCGCAGATTTCGCGGATCGACTCATCGGGTCCACCGAGGAGGAGCTTCGTGAAGATGCCGAACGGATGAAGGCGCTGTTCAAGCCCGCTGGCACCAAGACGGATGCCAGGAAGGGCCAGGCGGCCCCGACTCCCGAGGCGAAGCCTGACCCGAACGAACTGTTGCGCCTACTCGCCAAGGGGTAATCCGCCTCGCGGCATGGGCCACTCACAAGGAGAAAACTCATGGCCGTAGACGGCATCACTCAGGCAGACGCAGAAGCCCTCTTTGACGAGGCTCTCGCTGGCGAACTCATCAACGCGCTTCCGAAGAAGTCGGCTGCGCTTCAGGGCCTCACCGTGGTTCCGATGGGAACCAAGACCGCCCGTATCCCCGTCCTCTCTGCTCTGCCGACCGCTGCGTTCCTGAACGCCAGCCAGGCAGTCAAGCCGCAGTCTGAGGCAGCATGGGCCAACAAGCTTCTCACCGCTGAGGAGATTGCGGTCATCGTGCCGATCGACGAGAACGTCATCGCTGACGCCAGCATCGACGTTGTTCAGCGCACCATCGACCTCATCGTGCAGGAGTTCGGTCGCGTCCTCGACGCAGCCGTGTTCTTCGGCACGGGCGCACCGACCACGTTCCCCGTGGGCGGCCTGTTCGCCGCAGCCGCAAAGGTTGAAGGCTCGGGCAACCCTGGCGACGACATGAACTCACTGTTCAGCGCCGTTGAGGAGATCGGAAACGACGTTACCGACGTGTTCGCGTCGCGTAGCCTCCGCTCCACCCTGCGTGGCATGAAGGACGGCAACGGTTCGTCCATCTACGTCCCGACCGAGGGCAACCCGAACGTCGGTTCCATCTACGGCGTTCCCGCTGCCTACCCGCTGGGCTGGGACAAGACCAAGGCTGACGCCATCGCAGTCGATGACTCGTGCGCGATCATCGGCCTCCGTAGCGACGTCAAGACGAAGATCCTCACCGAGGCTTCGCTGACTGGCTTCGGCAACCTTGCGGAGCGCGACTCCATCGCAATCCGCGCCGTCATGCGCGTCGGCTTCACCCTGGCGAACCCCGCCAGCCTGGAGAACCCGACTGGCGTCCTCCCGATTGCTGCCCTCACCCCGAAGGCACCGTAGTACGGGAACCCGAATCGGTGAGTGGGGGCTGGTTGTGCCCCCCGTGGCTGGCCCCCACTCACCACCCCTCTTGACGGAAGAAGGAAGCGATGGCTGCGCCCCAAGACTGGATGCCTGCGGATCTACCCCAGGAAGTCAAGGACGAGATCGCAGCTGAGCATCCGTACGACAACCACGGGGCAGCGGCTGAGGCGTGGGAATACTACGCAGCGACCTTGGAGCTGGGCGCTTCTGGCGCTAGTGGCTCGGGTGGCGTCATCGCTGGCGGCGAAGTTCAGTCCGTGTCTACGGGCTCACAGACCATCACTTACACGACGAGCCAGTCAGCTTCGTCTGGCACGGGCATGAACCCTTCCACGGCGTTCGCCCGCGCTAACTGGCATCGGTCCAGGGCTCGGGGCCAGAACCTGAACGTCGCTGTCGGTTACCGCTGGGGCTGGGACAAGGACCCCCGCTTCGTTCACACCTACGACTCACCGCCCATGCCCGAAACGGGTAGGGCGCAGATCAACCTTCTGGCTGGCCGTGTTGGCCCGAACGACTTGGAGAACTACTGATGGCCGCTAAGAAAACCACGAAGGCTGCTCCCGCACCTGTGAACGCTGACATTGACGCCCTGAACGACGGCCACGGCACGACCCCGATCCCTGGCTACGACTCGCACGGCGACTACGTGACCGCAGCTTCTCCGAACTACGGCATGACCCCGTATCTCGCCCCCGACCAGCCGACGCTGAAGGACTACGAGATCCAGTTGCCTGACCGCATCGTGCCGTCGAATGTGGCCCCTCCGATTGAGCAGCCAGCCATTGTCGCCCCGAACATCACGACCGTGACCCCCAGCGTGGTCAGCGGTGACGCTGTTGGCTCCGCGACTGTCATCACGATCAACGGCTCAGGGTTCAAGGCTGACCAGTCGGTGTTCATCAACGGTGCCCAGGTGGGCGTTGTCACGTTCGTTACCCCGACTGAGGTGACGTTCACCGCCCCCGCCAACACGTTCACGCCCGACTCGTCGCTTCAGATTCAGGTCGGCTACGTCGGCTACCTGTCCACCGCTAAGACGATCCTGGTGACGGCTGTTACCCCGCCGCCGCCTGCCCCGCCTGCTGACCCGACCCTGACCAGCCTGACCCCCGCGTCGATCAACCGTCAGATGATGGCTGACCCGACCATCGTGGTGTTGAAGGGCACGAACTTCCGTGACGGCATGGTGGCGAACATTGACAACGGCACGGCCCTGCGGTCGATGACGTTCGTCTCCGCTACGGAGATGCACCTGTCGGTGCCGCGCTCACTGATCTCTGTCGCCAAGACGTACACCATCCAGGTCGGCATGACGGGTGAGACGTTCACCACAGCGAAGAACCTGGTCGTAACCGCAACGAACCCGACGATGGTGTCTGTCACGCCTGCTGCTCCCGCTTGGGAGTCCATCACCGACCCGATGGTGATTACCCTCGCTGGCACGGAGTTCACCCCGAACATGACGGTGACCCGCAGCCTCGCATCGGTGCCGTTCACGTTCGTGTCAGCGACCAGCGCCACGGTGTCCCTGCCGAAGTCGCAGTACGCCCCGTTCACGGCCTACGAGTTCAAGGTCGGCGTCCCCGCCAACTCGGTCCAGTCGAATGGCCGCACGGTGTCTGTCGCCCACGCGAAGCCGACCCTGACCACGGTCACCCCGAACACGGGTGTCACGGGTGGCACTGTTGCCGTGACATTCGCTGGCACGCTGTTCGCCACGGGCCTGCGCGTGTACCTGGACGGAACTGACGTTGGAGCCGCTACTGGCGTTACCGCTACTGCCGCTTCGTTCAACCTGAACCTGGCGACTGTCGCGGCTGGCGCTCACACCATCGCTGTCGGCTACTCGGACGCGAAGTCGGCCACGCTGCCGTTCACGGTCGCTGCCGCTGACGAGGTTCCCGCCGACGCGCTTGCTGACGCGCCCGCCGATGCCCCCGCTGACGCACCCGTGGTGACGGAGTAGTCCATGACCGTCCTCATCCAGCCTGACTCGTTCCAGGTGATGCGCCCTTCGCGCACCCTGGACGATCACGGCTGGGCCGAGGACCAGGCGTTCACCGACCTTGGGGAAGTCAAGGGAACCCTCCAGGAAGGCACGCCCGCTGATTCGCCCCGCCAGTCGGAAGAAGGCGGCTACGGCCAAGCCGACCCGATGCACCGCCGCCTCGGAACCGCCTACCTGACCAGCGAGGTTCAGCCTGGCGACGTCCTGGTCACCCGTGGAAGAAGTTGGCGAGCCCAAGCAGTCCACTTCACAGAGGACCCGAGAGGAACGGGCGAGCTTGACTGCTGGGTCGCCACGGTGTCTGAGGTGGTCGCTAATGGCTAAGTCGGCTTTCACCTGGACGAACCAGGGCCCCATCCACTCCACCGCCCGCGAGGTCGCCTTCCGTGCCGCGCTGGAAATCGAGCGTGACACGAAGATGCGCTGCCCCGTCGATACGGGCAACCTGCGCCGCTCCTACGTCACGCAGCCGCAATCCAGCCCCGCCGATAAGACCCAGGTGTTCCTCGTCGGGACGAACGTGAACTACGCCATGTTCGTGGAGTTCGGTACCTCCAAGATGCAGGCCCAGCCGCACCTCGGGCCTGCCCTGGCGAAGGCGAAGGTGAAGTACGGATGAGCCACGCCCCCGAAACCCCCGACGTTGAGGCCATCACCTACTCCGCCCTGAAAGACCTCGGCGGTATCACCTGCTGGGCGTACGACTCCCAGCTTCCCTGGCCCCACGTTGAGGACATTGTTGGTATTCAGGTTGATGTGCGCGCCAGCAGCAAGAAGCGCGCCCGTGACCGTGCGTATGAAGCGAGGCAGCGCCTGGTGCGCCTGCCCTTTGACCCGACCTCCCTGGTCGGGCGTTGCGACGTAGAGATGGGGCCCATGTGGGCTCCCGATGAGGACGGCGCTCCTCGCTACGTCATTAGGACCTCCATAGCCGTTCGGGCTATGCGTGGCATCGGATAAAGGAGAAGGAACATGGCTGCATCGACAGCACTCAACCCCGACGCCGTGCTTATCGGCACGTCGAATGGGCCTGGCATCTACATCGCCCCCGTGGGCACCGCTGCACCGACAGACGCAAGCACCGCGCCTGCCGCTGCGTGGACCACGCTGGGCTACCTGAGCGAGGATGGCGTCACTTTCGGCACCTCCACTAACTCGGAGAACATCACCCCGTGGCAGAGCCGCAGCCCTGTCCGCACCATCATCACCAGCCGTGAGCTGACGGTGGACTTCACCATGCTGGAGTTCAGCGCGCAGAACGTGGCCCTCTACTTCGGTGGGGAGACCCCGACCGAGACTGCTGGCGCGTTCAGCATGACCGTTCGTTCGGACTCGGACGTCGTGAACCACGCGATCCTCGTGGACGTGAAGGACGGCGACAACGTCGTTCGCTACCACTTCCCGCGTGCGACCCTCAGCGAGGCTGGCGACATTGAGATCACTCAGTCGGGCGCAGTTGGCCTGCCTGTCACCCTCATGGCGATGGATGATGCTGGCGTTCTCTGCAACATCATCAAGGGCTCGGCTACCGCCGCACCCGCAGCGGCCAAGGCGACCACGGCATGACCGCCCGACGGGGGGCTTCCGCTGGTGCGTTCGATCTAGACGCCGCCCGCGCAGCCCGCAAGGAAGCTGCTGGTGTGGGGTTCAAGTTCAAGTTCGGCGGAAGGTCCTACACCTGCCTGCCCGCGAAGGAGTGGCCCATCGAGGTCATGGGCTCCCTCGGGGACGGCGACATGGTGGGGGCCCTGGAGATGATCCTGGGCGCTGACCAGATGGAGAAGTTCATGGCGAACAAGCCCACCAGCGGTGACGTTGAGGACTTGATGAACGCCCTGGGCGACGACGCAGGTGTGGGGAACTCGGGAAACTGATTGCCGCCTCCTGGGCCATGTTCGACCCCGATGTGGAGGAGTGCCTGCTGCGTGTTTACGGCGTAGACCCGCAGCAGGCCACCCCCCGCAGGGGGTGGGTGCTTCTACAGAGGCTCCCGCTGGGGGCGTGGCATAAGGACCAGGGCCCCGCCTCATGGACGAACGAGGCGTACCTGATGGCTCAGGTGGTGGATGCAGTGAACCAGGTCGCCTGGGTACAGGTGGCCGTGAACAGCAAGAAGAAGCCGAAGCCCCCGAAGCCCGTGTGGCGGCCAGGGGCCAAGGACCAGAAACAGAAAACCAGTTGGGCTGATCTAGAAGCAGCCCTCAGCGGCGTAGAAGGAGTTATCAGATGAGTACCGTTGGCGAACTGAGCGTCAAGGTCACCGCTGATACGACGGCGCTGAAGCGCAAGATTGAGCGCGACTCCGAGGAAGCGGGCAGGAACTCCGCGTCCAAGTTCTCCAAGGGGATGAAGGGCGCGGGGGGCCTCCTTCTTGGCCTGGGGGCTGGCGCGGCTGTCGCTGGTGGCGCTATCGCCGCGTTCGGGGTGAAGGCCGCGATGGCCAACGAAACGGCGATGGTGTCGTTTACGAAGCTTCTTGGCTCCGCCGAAAAGGCCCAAGGCTTCATGAAGGAACTGAACGACTTTGCGGCCAAGACGCCTTTCGAGTTGCCTGGCCTTCGGGAGGCCGCCAGCAAGCTTCTGGCCACGGGTACTGCCGCTAAGGACATTATCCCGCTGATGACCCGCATCGGTGATGCGACGTCGGCTGTCGGTACGGGCCAGGACGGGATCAACCGTTCCGTTGCGGCGCTCCAGAAAATGCAGATCACGGGCAAGGTCACCGCTGAGTCGATGAACATGCTGTCGGAGGCTGGCGTGAACGCCACCGACGCTCTCGCAGCATCCCTGGGCAAGTCGCCGCAGGAGATCGCGAAGATGGTGACCAAGGGCCAGGTCAAGGTCGAGGACGTGTTCAAGGCGATTGAGTCTGGCGCGGGTAAGTCAGCGCAGCGCGTCGTCGGCATGATGGATAAGCAGTCGGCCACGTTCGCGGGCATGATCTCCACCCTGAAGGACACCGTTGGCCAGGGGCTTGCCCAGGCTGCGGTACCGCTGATGCAGGGCCTGAAGGACGCCCTCCCGCCCATCACTAAGGCCCTGGAAGGTGTCATTACGGGCCTGGGGCCTGCGCTCGGCGCGCTCGGCCCTGCGATTGGCGCGCTGACGCCCGTGCTGGCCCCTGTGGCGAAGATTCTGGGTGACATTGCCAGCGCCGTACTGACTGGCCTGACGGCGGCCCTGGGGCCGCTGGTGGCCGCTTTGCAGCCCATCCTGGAGGTGTTTGCGGAACTCGGGGCCAAGGTTGGCCCGCTGGTTGGAACGCTCCTGGGCAAGATCGG